CTTGGAGGTACGCGCCGCTGTCGTAACGGTACGATTCTTCTTTCGTCATGAGCTTTGCCCCAGTGAGACCGAAATGTTTACACGTCTCAATGATGGCTCTGCACCAATCGGAAACCACAGGAGTCTTAGCGTCGGTGACGAGCCAAGAAAGCGCTTTATTAAGACACGCTTGTCCTCGAGAGACCTCTTGTGGGGCAGTGGTAAGGTGTATCGCCGAGAGCACCCGCAGGGGAGAACCGAGAGAATCCGTGCTGCCATAAGGTAGCCCGGGCCAATCGCGTCCCAAATAGGTGACTGCGGAACCAGGGTAACGAACAACGATGTCAGCTGCGAGGCCGAGGTCGTCTACAGTCTTCTGTAGCACGTCCTTGAGTTTTAATTCGCAGCTAATTACGCCGTCGTCACCGTGGACCAACACATACCGGCACAAAGAATCCCAGGCTTGCGTGGAGTCAAGGCCTGCATTGCGGTGTGCACAGTACATCACATACGCGTTAATGAGCGTGTTGTGATCGGAAGTAACCGAACTCCCGCTAAGGCGACTGGAGCCGGTGTCATATCTTCGACCCAGCGCAGTAGTTGCCTTAGCGTCCTCCTCCTCAGCCAGCAGCATTGATACCTCTCCTGCAAACTCTGGAGCGACCCACGCCAGTAAAACGGAATCCGCTACACCCTTCAGGAAGGGTGAAATGGTTCCGTCATACTTTTTATAATCATTCTCAATGATGACGTGAGACGGGTTTCCGGCTGCGAGCGCGACCAAACGCTCACCGGTCTCCTGGGGTGTCACCCCCACTCCGAACCAACAAAGCCGTGAAAGAACGTCTGTCTTGCAAGGACGCGCGTACGACGCCAAACGAAGGTTGTGCTGTTTCGAGAGAGTGGAAATGTTCCGAGGGGGTTTGGCATTTCCATAACTCTCTGGTTTTTGAAAAGCCTTCACCTCAAGCCCGAAGGCCGGAATGTGAAGCGAATCAGCCACCTCAGCGTTCGTAACGCGTTGCGCAGGACGAGTCTGCAAAGCAATCACTTCTTGCACAGTTAGAGGGACACCAGTTCCAGCGAAATCGCCTATAACAAGCGAAAGGAACTCCTCAGAGAACTTTTGGTATTTCTCCTCGGGCACGACTTCATTCCTGACAGCTTTCAGGCGGTCGCGCAGTGTCCAGGCCTCATTGCCAGGGGTGCGGTAAGGGAACATAGCCTCCAGATTACAGGGGGCAGGCGTGAGCCTGCGCCCGTACTCCTTCAGCGTCTCGCCATTCACCGCTCCCTCCGTTGCCGCGTAATGCTTTGCGACTGGATTAAAGCGTGGGGCCTGCTCTGGTCGGCGGAAGTGTAGCAGATTCGAAGCTGGAAGAGCCCTAGCGTCAGCAACACGAAAGCCAAGCTTCAAGTATTTATGAAGCAAGGCGGCACTCGCGATGTGCTGGCGCTTGACGCTACTTGCGTCCGTGGGGTTCTCCACCTGTGCTAGACAGCGGGACACAGCGGTGTCAGTACATTTGCTAGGATTTGCCAAATAGGTAATCTCAGCAGCCATCGCAGCCTCAACTGGCATCTCCAAGGAACACGCAACACCATCGTCGCTCAAGCAAATAAAATCGACCAAGATCTTATGTGAGCGCTCGCCTCCAGCGGTCTTCACAGCATATGACAGGGGGCGGCGGACAATGATGGCGTTCATCCGAGTAGATTCCAGTTTGAGGGAGGACTCCGCAAGAACCCACCGGGTCGGGTTACCAGCTACGGCAAGCGAAAAACGCACTCTCTCGACGGATGGTAGTTTGTCGATGAAAGACCTGTCCCAGGTAAAAGGGGGCATGTGACAAGACGGTACGTATGCCACAAATTTGCGGGTGCAGTCCTCGGCCAACACCTTGAACTCGACGTCGTAGATAACCAATCCACCATCGCGCGTTACCGCGTGGACATGGCTCGACGACCCGTGATTCCAAATAGGGTGAGGCCCGTATGTATGGCCACCACTCATATTGTAGGTGACGAGGTCCTTCGAAATACTGAAGTTGCCGTCTGCGCAGCCGCCCCCGACGGAGTCGGGGATGAGCGTGTAAAGCAGGATGGGAAGCCCGAGTCCCAACCAATCAGTAAACTGGGTGTAATAATCACAGTCGACCATAATTAAAATGTGGTCTGATGTTAAAACCGTGTCTTTCACTCCCAGAGGAATGTCAGATCCCCAGTGGGGGAGCCGCAATCCATCGAGGTCTTTGTCCCTCACTGTCGGACTGACAACGTAAGGCTTACCGCCCAAACGCTGAGCCATTCCGACAAGGTGCCGCGACATGCTTGTTCGAAAAGCAGCCGCGCTACGGTGTGAGTGGTGTCTTGACTGGGGTATGAAGGCTACGGCAACAACATCTTGTAAGATCTGATGCCGCAGAGTGGAGTTGAACCGAATCGCATGGCGGTCCGTAAACAGTGCCTTGCGCCTGCTCTCGTCCCCATAAACGTCATGGGCACGAAAGTCGCAGGGGTGAGTCAGCGCGGTAGTAATGCGCGATCCCACGACGATCATATCGGTTATGGCAGCCGAAACGAGTGCGGGAACAGTGGCTAGCCCACGAGTCTCCGATACTAGCCCGAACTTGCCGGGGTGGGAGTCAACGCGGTGTGGGCCACCGTCAAAGGTTCGTACCACCTTCACATGTGGTGTCTTCTCGGCCCGGGGGATACACTTCTCAATTGCACTGACAATGCAAGAGATGAATCCACGGGGCGGAGGCATGGGGGAGACAGTGTGCGCCACACTGGAACAACTCACTCCCCGGTCTTCAACAGAAATCTCAAAAGTCGATACGGTTTTATCCGGATCTAAGAACGTTGTTGGACCCGCGGGTGAACCCATCGCAGGAATTACGTCGGCACGGTTTAATCCGCACCTAAAGCCTACTATACTTCAG